TCTATCCTATCTGTATTAATCATCGAAGAACGACGAACAATACCATGAACATCATATCCCTTCTCTAGAAGTAACTCTGCAAGGTACGATCCATCCTGTCCAGTAATCCCAGTTATTAATGCTATCTTCATAATTTGGGTATTATATGTTTATGAGTATAGCATAAATAATCTTACATATCAATGATGCTTGTGGAAAAAGTAAAGATTGTCAAAGCACACGGTTATTACTTTTACAAGGTTTACAACTTCCTACCAGAGGAAGAACTCCAAGAACGGTTTGCCTCTGCTAATAAATGGTTAGATGAAAATAAGAAAGAAATTACTGACGAAGTATTTCCACCTGAAGCATCATGGAGACTACTAGAATTAGGATTTGATAAAGATCCTTTATGGGAAGAATATTATAAGAGATTAGATATACATACTAAAAAATACTGTGAGGTTGCAGGATTGGATAGTAGTGTCTTGGAATTACATTCTTCTTGGATTACAAGACTTAAAGATTTAGATTTTCCAGGTAATCATACTAAACATGAATTAAATAAAAGAATGAGTCAACATAGTACCACAGGTAATATGCACTCACATCAAAAAGATTGTCCTATTACTACAGTTTACTATCTAACCAACCCTCATCCAAAATATGGTACTAGTATAAAATTTCCAGGTGAGAAGTATTCTGTTAACGTAGGACAACAAAACTCATTAATAATATTTGATGGTAGACTATATCATAGTGCAATCTATCCACCATTAAATCTAACAAGAAAACATCCAAGACTAACTGTTGTAGCAGACTATGCCTACATTGATAGGGTCATCTTCAAAGGAGAATAATATGAAAGTACAAGTAAAAAAATTTAATGATAACTACTTCTGTAAGTATCATAACTTCCTTCCAGATAATATATTGAAGGATGTTATAAAAGATTCTAGTAAAAGAATTAGTAAGGATAAAAATAAACCAATTGGAATATCAGTATGCTCATCTCCTGTTAGTGAGACATCAGATGTTTTTCCTCCCGAATCATCTAGAGGATTTTTAAAATCTATAAAGAATGATAATTATATTTGGAACACTGTAATAGAACGATCAAAATTAGCAATGGTTCAATACTGCAAGTTAGCAGATATAGATCATACTAGATTAGAATTACATTCTATGTTTGCTACAAGGTTGTATAGACTACCAAAAGATGATGAATATGCAGAGAATAGAATGAGATTATTCTCACCATATAAAAATCTACATACTGAGAAGTGGCTTACAATAAAAGTAATCATCTATCTAGAAGTACCTAAACCAGAATACGGTACAATGATACAGGTTGATGAGAAGAAAATATATTTACATGAACCAGAGAACAATAGTGCTATAGCATTTAATCCTGCGTTACCTCATAGTGCAAACTATCCACCATTAGATGTGATAAAAAAATCTGCAAGACGTACTATAGAGATTGATGCTAAACTCATCCCAAAGAATATTGGGAATGATCCATACTAAGGTAATACCCAATCAGGTACATCAAAGGGATCATTAATATACCAATCAAATATTATGTTAGTAGGGGGTGTAACTTCTACAGTCTTAGGATTATGTGCAAGAATATTATAACTTGGTAGTTCACTAGTATTAAAAATTAATACTGAATTCTCTATACCTTTATGGCGAACTACTTCTTTACTTGTTTCAACATGAGTCCCAAAAGAATCATCCTTATTTTGCATATAATATACACATCTAATAAAAGTCTTTTTAACCTGTTTATCTACAGTAATTTTTGGGTTTGATGTATTTCTCAATCCACTAACCTGTGTACCCTTCTTCCACTTCTTAAGATCATACTGAGCACCCGCCTCATATATCCTAGAGTATATCTTATGTTGCCACTTTGATCTTGGAACTCCTTCATATTGAGCATAACTTATTCTCTCACCATACAATGAAAAAGGAATCATAGAATGCCAACTGATCTCAGCATTATCACAATATTCATATACCAAATCTCTTATCTTTAAAACAAATATATTCCAACAACGTTCAGTGTATGGGAAGAATGAACTTGGACTCAAGGACAACCCATGACAATCAATAATAGACTCTGTTATCTGAAAGATACCATTATCATGATCTAAAAGATTATTTTTAAAATGCTTCTCAGATGCTTTAAGAACATCCAATCTTAACTGATCAGAGAATACATCATTCTTACTATAAAGATAATCAACGTCCATGCGAATGTAATGGTGATGGTTTCTGAATTAAGTCGGATTTCTTTGGACACATAGAGCAAACCGATTCTGCTTCTCTAGAGAAAAACTCTTCTATATTTCCATCAGGAGTTAGTGGTACATATTTAAGATATGGATTCCACTTATCTGATAGATTAGGATACTTCTCCTTCTGTAAAGGAAGGTATGCTAAAGGAGCACATTTATATATCACACCATTATACAACTGAAAATTCTCCTGTCCAGTTGGACAATTATCCCAACTCTCTTCAGGGTTATCATGTCCTATAGGTTCAATAGTAGATCCATAACCTGTATATGCTTGCAACCAATATTGAGTTGCATCATGAACAAAAAAGTCTATGTCCCAACCTTCAATGGTTTGCATAGACTTCTCAAATAATTTTAGGTATGTTGGATCTTCAGAATGTTTAGTAATAAGTAAAGTACAATTGGTATCTCTCAATGCCATCTCTAAATCAGGATGCTTATTAATAAGCAATCCATTAGTAGCAAGTTCAAAATATTGTTCATCATCTATACCCCAAATCTCCTTAGTCATGTAGATGATTTCTATGAGATCTTTATTAAGTAAAGGTTCTCCACCAAGCATGGATAGTTCTCTTGGTCTTATCTTATCAACCCAAGGTAGATACCACGACTTTAATTCATCAACACTAAAATCTCTCCTATAACCATCATTAGTAAAATGACCACACCCCTGACAAGTAAAATTGCAGGAATGGGTCAGATGCCATTCTAAATGTGGAATCTTAATTGGTGTCTCTTCGCATTGTTTGAATTTCATGCTTAAACCAACCTTGATTAGATGCTAACCATCCAGTAGCAATATACTTATTCTCCATTGGAGGATTACCTCTATGCATATGTGTAAATGAACCTGGCCAAATTACAACTCTACCTGCTTTAGGTTTTATCTTTAATTGTTGATATAACCATTCAGTCTCACCACCTTCTTCTACATCATTAAAATATACCATCCATGCTAGAGTCCGTGTGGAACCATCCCATGTAGTATCTTCTGCATGGAATGGATGATAACCCTGTTTAGGTTCTGTCTTTTGTAATAGACAGAGACTACTATGATGGTCAAAGTTACTTAGATATGGATACCGCTCAACATACTTCTTTACGCAATGAGTAACTCCATCGTAGATAAATCCAGCAGCACCAGGATCAAATGCTTGCAAATTAATTTGCTTATCTTGTACAAAAGAATAGTCCCTACTTAAAACAAAGGAACTAGTATCCATATAGTTTATAATAAATTCACAAAAATCCTCAGGAATAACCTCATCCCATATTCCTATAAAGTCTTGATGTAAAAACTCTACAGGTTGGATGACACGATCTTCTTCGCTATTACTATTTACTTCTTGTGGACACATTCTAAATCCTCTCTAATACATTCAATGACACTTGCATAATCGTAATCTGGATCTTCACCATTTAATACTAAACCCTCACTAACATAATACCTCTGAATCTTCTTATACAATTTTGGATTTTTTACATCTAAATAAATTTCTTTGTCTACAGCAGCACGTAAAGTGCTTAGGTCTTTTTTAAATTTAGTTGTGAGAGTCATTGCTCTGATTAGTTTACACCGTTATTATAATGGATATCCTTAGATATCGCAAGGTTGAAAAGAAGGAGGCCAAGTTGGTTTGTGTAGAGTTCTTTCTTCCTTAATAGATTTCATCTCGATAAGTTCATAATCTCCTTCAATGACATACTCACGTCCACGTCCACATTGACTCCAGACTTCTTGAAAATTATCCTTAAAATATTCTAAGGAGATTCTTTCTTGTTGATTGTTCATTGTTCGATGTTCACAGACCACCTTATGTATATTCTTTTTCATCTCAATTTAGGACCATACATCCATGTCACAAGAGATACTCTCCTACCAGTGGTTACTTTTGTTACTTTATGAGGAACTCTAGAATCAAAAACAATTATAGTACCCTTTGCTTTTGGTGCTATTACCTCACGATTATGATAGTCTTTAAATATTAAATCGCCACCCTCATATTCACTAGGATCTGTTACCAAAATACTAGCACTTAATTTGCGTGTCCAGTCACCTCTATTAGATGTTCCATAATCACTATGCCAATCATAATGTCCACCTTCTCCACCACCTTGATCCTTACCTAAGTATACTGATATCTGAATACTCTCTAACATATTCAAATCATATTCCCAGTTCTTCCTATTAGCTAATCCCATGTAGTGCGATATAATACTAGTTGCCCAGTGTGTCTCATACCACCAAGTTATTTTAGAATTTCTTTCCTTATGATCTACTCTACTATGTGCATCTCCACCTATACCAGCATCCTCAAATTTAACCCTAGTTTTTTCCATCTCCATTAATTCTTCAACCATAAGATCTACCAATTTTTCAGGTAAAACTTCTGCATAAAAAAGTGCAGCATCGTCTGTTATATTATGTGGTTCCATGATGTCAGATATCTATGAATATTTTACATGGGATATTAACCCTTGTCAATCTCAGCTTTGATGTAAGAGACGATCAAAACTCCTCTCCTACCAGTACTTCTATTGTATGCATAATGCTCTCCTTCCTCATCAAATACATTTAGATCACCATCCTTAAGAACTCTTGTCTCACCACCACATACCAATGCACTATCCCCATCTTGAGGAACATCTAATGAGTAGTGAAATTTATATACAGTGGAGTCCCAATACTGTGGATCTATTCTCTTATCACCATCAGAGTGTGGATCTAACTCTGCACCTGGTTCTAGTATAGAAAACACAGCAAGAACTGGTTTTACTTCTTGTGCTAAAAGAAGATCAGTAGTAAAAGAATGTCTTATCTCTAATGGTACAACTTTAATTGCTCTACGATTAAAAATTAAAGGACATACCTGCCACTTATATCCAGTCATCTGTGGAGTAAAGTTAGAGAAGTCTCCAGCATCAGCAGTAAGATTATATGTATGAGAATAATCAAAGAAGTAATCCATATCCTTGAATCGGTTATAGTCTTTCTTAATCACTTCTAGATTATCTGTAAAGATACCAGTATCTATTTTAGTTGCTTCGTTAATAAACATTTTTAGATAGGTTGTAGTTTGTAATTCTCATCATAATATGCATACTGCATACCATCTTCTTTAACATCACCAAATCCAAAGTACTTCTTGGATAACACACTGCGTTGATCAGATCCAACCTTTTCAGATTCAGGAGTTTGCCCCATGTCCCATTTATATCCCGTAGGATGAGAAGCAATAACATCACCTGGTCTTGCCTTAAGACCCATCATCCCACTGTATAACATTTTCTTCATCTGCCCAAAAGCTTTAATGGTTAGATAAGCACGTTGTCTAGGGGTAAACGTCGTAGGATCACAAAGGTATTTAACATCCCAACCAACATCACCTACACGTCCAGGTTCCATTATACGAACGTTCTCGCATAAGGCAATCACCTTCTTTGCCACGTATTCTTCAGAGTGTTTATCTTTTATTTCAGACCATTCATATCTAACATAATCAAACTTACTCTTATACTCAATACAGTATGGAGCAACTACTATTTGTTTACCTTTAAAATCAAAACCTATCTTATGACCAACCTTTCCTTTTGGTCTAACAGATGGTGGGACTTCATATGGCACATGGATATCACAGACTTCTCTTAAGAATGCTCCAATCCATTTACCTTTTTTTGAATGTCCTGTCACTCCTGTCACTGACATAATTACCTCACTTCAAAATCTAATCGTTTTACTTTACGCTTACGCCTTTTTTCATGCCAAGCGATGTCGTCCCTATTTAATGAGGGACTATCTTCGGTAGTATGGTTTTGAACCATAACAACCTTACTAAGATCATTAGCACTAACCTGATCGTCATATACTACTAACTGGTTAGGACATCCGCAACCTTGTGCTTTGGATGTACTAGTTATCTCAGTTTTACATTCCTTACATCTTACTATCATTTTTCTAACCTGACATATTAATCGTCAGTGATAATCGTGGTTCCTTGTTCTCTACTACGGCATGCATTGTCCCTGCTGTTAAAACAATAACTTCCTCAGGATTAACAACCTGCCTTCTTCCATTTACTTCCCATATACATGATCCATAAATTGGTTTTACAATAACATGATAATCATGATTGTGTGGATCAAAACTAGATCTATTAACTTTACTCCCATGACTGAGATAAAGATTAGCATTAGTTTCTGATCCTTTTAAATTATACAGTTTACTATCTAACTCTCTGAGATCACTCGTCAAATCCATTACATTGTTTAATAGACTTGTGAATCCCAAATCATATAATTTCTTCCATCTATCATAATAGATAAATCCCTTGGAGTCAAAAAATCCATTAGATACTTTACCACATTGATTGATAACTTCTAAGGATGGTTCTGGCCACCTATACTTTATTTGTAAAAGATCTAATATCTTTTCTTCATCAATATTTATCTTATGATCTGAGATTATTTGAGATGCCTCTTGAAGATAATTTTCTTCAGGGTTCTTCTTCTTACTTGGTATCCTCTGATCCATCATCATCCTCTTCTTCTGATTCCAAATCTACAATAGCATCAACAGGAACTTCTGCCTCTCCTATACGATACCAAGGAACATTTTCACCTGTTTTATAACTAGGACGTTCCCCAATATATTCAAGATCAGGAAAACTATGTTCTCTTAATATTGCTTGAAGTCTCCAATGTGTTAATTCTGTTTTTGTAGGCATTTTATTATTGATATAATGGGCAAGACCCGAAAAGCAAAACAGGGAGCGTACACTCCCGTATCTAAAATATTGTGTGTGGGAGGTTGGGTTTCTGTATTACCAACAAAGAACGGGCATTACTACAGAAGTAAATTTTACGTCCTTGCTTGAGACCCGACTGGTAAGTCGATTCTGCTTTCGCAGCAGCACCACCTGTGTCTCATCACCTTAACCAGCTATATGCCAGAAAGTTTATTCAGTCACTCCCTTGTCAAGACCGTCGCCTCAACAAATGTATTATACATCAGTGGGAATGGTTTGTCAACTACCTCTTAGGTGTGTAATGATCTGAGAAGAATTGGTTTGGTTTCTGCTCCTGAATCTTAGGTTCCTGTGTATCATCATAGTCATCAAAGTTTGTATTGTTATATCCTTTAGTAGGAGCACCTGTAACCACGTCTAAATTATCACGATGTGCCTTTGACATATTGTGCAATGCTATCGACTCAGTGTTCTTCTGCATAACTTGAGGTAGGATAGAATCCTTATCATCCCCTATCTCTTGTGCGATATAATTTAAAAAACCATTAATATTTTCCGCACCAAAATCTCCGAGGTCTTCCCTCTTGACATGCTTAACACCTTGTTGTTTATCTAAATCCATAATCGTCAGTGATGGTAAAAATTTCCATTAGGATGGAACATGGGATCTTCTTCTGGAACCCTATTATATAGTAGTGATTGTCCCTTAAAATACTTTCTTCCGTCCAATTTGTTAAGAGCATTACAAACACCGAGTTGCCCTTTGGGTGATGATAACTTTGCGACTAATTCTGGATCTATCTTCTTATTCGGAAATTTTTTTAATCCATCGTATTGATGGGGTTGTTTGGTAACTCCCTGTATAGAATCTGGGAAGTCGTCAGATACAACTCGGTTCATAATATTAGCAGCAACACCGTATTCATCATTGGAATGACGGTATGCCTCAACCTGTACTACTCTTGCGATTTCTACATAATCAGCAGGATTAAGAGTAGAGTACATTAAACATACTAAAGGAATTGGAATCATGATTAAGGGTGTAGTTGACTTTTGGTGATAGCAGTCTTTTGAATTTTATTATACATGAGGATTAAATCCTCTGATGACACATGCTCCCACTTATGATACAAATCTTTAAGTTGACTGACGTACTTTTGATTATTCTCTGATGGTTCTACGTCTGACATACGATTTGCAACAATGGACTTGACGAGCATGTCCCTTGTATACTTACTAGTCATTTAAGTTTACTAATAATCCAACATAAAAGAACGGTATCATGAAACGTAAAAAGCGGAGCAAAATTAATTGCATCCACATGTCAAAATTCTTTTACTTGGCTGATTTTGCCTTAAAGGTGTTAATTATTTAGGAAAAAGACTTCATTGAAAGGACACTTACTTGATCAAGTTCGTCAGGATCTGCTGCTATCCACTCAGCAAATTCATCATGAATTGCTACAGCATCAAGCATTTTTTCGCAGTTACCACCGTCCTCTGAGTAAAGGTATTGAATACGATCTAGTGACCATTCATGTACAAATCTTACATTTTCTTCAATTGTTTGACTCATAGTAATCCTTTTTGTAATAACGTCCTAAGACATTACTATTATAATATGCAGGAGTACCGTCGTCAAGAGATTCTGTTAAGACATTGTTAAGAAATAATTGTCTTGTCTCTTCGTAATTTACTTTTCCTTGAGATTTATAGAGTCCGAGGATTTCTCTTGAGAAGGACTTATTCCCCAGAAGTTTCCTGTCCTCGTTAAGTTCTTTAGAACTTCCGTAGTATGCTTTCCAGTTACTCTCACTCGTCCGTTTGCGTCTGCTACCTCTAGGCTTTCGATGCTGTTGGAAGTTCTTCCTTCCGATGTACTTCCTACCCGATTTAAGATTAGTAATGAGGTAGACGAAACCGAACTGATCGCCAATATCGTCAGTAGTGAAAGGTTCACCCTCATATATCCAGGGGTTTTCATAAACTCCTGCTTTAGCCATGTCATAAATTTAATTTTCATATCAAATATTTAGCAACAATTCCCAAGTCTCTTTATAGTCATTTACATTGTAACAAGATCCCATCATATTATCTACTATTGCCATTGCTAAAGGCCAGTCATTCTGTCCTTCACTCATCATATCCCCAAAGAAGTGTAAGTCATCTGTTTTATCAAAGTCTTTTATAATCTGTCCTTTATTCTTCCCCTTTGCTGCTAGATCAAGACCAGTCTGTCCACCCAAGTTTACTTCTAAGTCTGGGAATTGATTCTTGAGTCTGTCTGCTATATCAACTCTCTCCAATCTTTCATTATCCCATTTAACATACTCTTCCCTTCCATGAGATGTATCCTTACCTCTACCTAAGATGCTGAAGTTTACTCCACCAGGTCTTCTCTCAATATGTAAACCATTCCTAATAGGAAAACAACTATATGCTAACTCATCTTCTAAAAATCTTTCTACATTCTTAGGTAGTTCCCAAGAATCTCTATAAACATTCCTATTTCCCTCATACACATCACAACCAGAACAGTTATAAACTCTCCAACAATTATTGTATATCTCTGGTGTAATCTGTTCTATAGTCTTCTCCCTGTCACTACCAGTAATTAAAGTTACATGGTTGTATATAATAAACTCACGGAAGAATCGTAGGAATTTTGGTTCAATTTGTTTCCTACTGGGAGTGAGCGTCCCATCAACATCAAAAATATATTTACGCATTGTTGATTGTATTTTTCAAAAATATGTACAACAGAGTTGTAATACATACCCATACTATAAATGTGGTCATAATTTAAATCCTGAGAAGGTGTCTTTTTTAACGTCCTGCTTGATACCACCAACGACATAGGATTCAACCTCTGTCTCCTGTGGTGCTACCTGTAATCCCTTAGAAGAGATCCAGTGTGATGTCCAAGGTAATGGGTTATTCTTAGCAGGAATATCGTATGCTGGTTTTAAACCAATAGATCTCATACGACGATTGGCAATCCACTCAACATACTGTTGAAGTAGTTTGTCATTCAATCCTATCATACTCCCATCTTTAAACAAATACTCTGCCCATGCCTTCTCTTCATTAACACAACGTTCAAACATCTTATATGTCCACTCTTCCTCTTCCTTAACTATCTGTACCATATCAGGATCATCACCCTTTCTCCATAAGTTTATTATGTTTTGGGTGAGAGCAAGGTGTTGGTTCTCATCTCTAGCAATGAGGGATATAATTTTTGCACTCCCCTCCATAAGCTTGAGTTCGCCAAAAGCAAAACTACAAGCAAAACTAACATAAAAGCGTATTCCTTCCAATATGTTAACATTAGCAACTGCCCTATAAAGTGAACGTTTTAAATCTTTTCTAGTCCATTCTTCTGAAGGAGATCCTTTTGAATCTCTTTTCCACATGCTTCCTTGTCCCCACTCTTGTGCATAGTTGAGAAAAGTATCATAAGATTCAGTTACACTAGAAGCACGATCTAAGATACGCTTGTCATCTAGTATAGTATCCAATACCTCAGCAGGATCTGGATATACATTCTTGATGATATAAGTATATGATCTACTATGAATCATCTCCATAAATGACCAAACTTCCATACAAGACTCTAACTCAGGTAGAGAACAATAAGGTAGGAATGCCATACCAGGAGCACGTCCCTGTACAGAGTCTAACATAATCTGATACTTCAGATTAGATGTATATACATGCTTTTGTTCTGGACGTAATGCCTGATAATCACCACGATCCTTCTGTAGAGATACCTCTTCAGGTCTCCAGAAGTATCCTAGTTGCATGGTAGTAAGTTTCTCAAACTGAGGATACTTAAAGTTATCGTATCTTTGAACACCTAATGGTGCTCCAAAGAACATGGGTTGCTTCTTAGTGTTAACCTTCTCAGTGTTAAACACCGTCATTCCTTTAATTGTTTGTTCACTCATATCTTGCACGATTCACAGTCATCTTCTTCCTCTACGTTACACAGTTCTTCTAATAGTTTACTTTTATCTGGTACATCATCATGCCATCCTATTGGATGTGTTGGTTCGTCATCACTCTTCATGTCATGGGTGTTTTGATAATAAGATGTTTTCCAACCGTATTTGTATGTAGTTAAAAGATCTTGTGCCATCACACTTACAGGAACCTCGTTATCTGGATAATGTTCTGGATTATAACTCCAGTTACCAGAAATTGCTTGGTCAAAGAACTTCTGCATTACAGCAACGATATTAATATATCCTTTGTTAGATTCCATATCCCACAACAGGGTATATGAATTCTTCAAAGACCCGTAGGATGGAACAATCTGCTTAAGAGGTCCTTTCTTCGATTTTTTAATGGACAAGTAATCTCTAGGTGGTTCGATTCCATTTGTGGCATTTGACACAACGGAACTGCTCTCCGAAGGCATTTGTGCCGACAGTGTTGAGTGCCGTAAACCGTAGGTTGAGATATCAGACCGTAGACTATCCCAATCATGTTGCAGTTCTCCAGAGCAAATTTCATCTACATCGCTCTTATATGTATCAATTGGTAGTATTCCATCGTGATATTTTGTCCTATCAAATCCACTACATGCTCCCTTCTCTTTAGCAATCGCATTAGATGCTTTCAAAAGATAGTATTGAAATGATTCTGATAACCCATGAACAGCATCCCATGCCTCTTGAGAGTCGTACTTAAAACCAAGTTTAGCAAGATAATGTGCTAAACCAATATAACCCACCCCAAGAGATCTACGTGCCTTTGTAGCAAGTTCTGCTGCCTTCACAGGGTATCTTTGATAGTCTATTAATTCTTCTAGTCCTCTGACAGATAAATCACATAACTCTTCCAATTCTTTATCAGATCTCACCTTACCTACATTGATAGCAGATAGAATACACAAAGCAATCTCACCTTCACTATCATCAATATGTTGAATAGGTACAGTAGGTAAAGTAATCTCTTGACAGAGGTTACTCATCCTTACCATGTCTTTGAATGAAGAGTGAGTATTACAATGATCAATGTTCATCAAGTATATACGACCAGTCTCTGCTCTCTCTTTAAGGAGATCTAAGATTAACTCTTGTGCAGCAACAGTTGTTCTCGGAATATCTGTCTGCCCCTCGTACTCTTCGTAGAGTCTGTCGAAGTCGTCAGTACCGAATGAATCGTAAAGACCAGGAACATCGTTAGGACTGAATAAACTAATATTCTCACTTTTGATAAATCGCTCATAAAATAATTTACTTAACTGGATGCTGTAGTCGAGTTTCCTGACTCGGTTGTCTTCGGTTCCTTTATTGTTTTTGAGGACAAGGATGTCTCTGATTTCTTTGTGCCAAATAGGGAAGTGGACAGTTGCTGAACCCCCTCTGATGCCGTTTTGAGTGCAGCATCTGACAGTTGACTCAAACTTTTTGAGAAATGGGACAACACCTGTGTGCTGGACTTCACCTCCTCTGATTTTGCT